GTACCATGCTCTGGCCAATTTAAGATCCCCGATCAGTAATGAAGCATCATCCTGAAACCCTATCAAAATCTTATTGAATATCAGACCGATGACACCGTTCAACTGAGAAGCGTATGGCTTCCCAGAAAGATTAACTAGGTTCATCAGTACCGCAAAACGATTATCGAGGTTGAACCTTGAGATCTTACGGGGCGTTACCCCATTTGAGCTTGTGACTGTTATGTTTGATAGGAACATTTTTCTATTTTGTTTTCTTAATCCTCTTGCTTCTAATTTAACTCTCCGACAGCAGGTTACGAACATGAGGCACCCCAAGGTGATACTTTGCTTGAGGCCGGGTAACGGTGTGGCAAGCCAGCCTTTGCACTTGCCCAGTGTTAACCTGCAACCTCCGTCTAGGTGCAGGGTCCTGACAGTTCCGACCCGATTTGGATATCTCGCATTTGGGACTCAGCGACATTCCCGGTGTTATCGCCGTCGGTTGCCTTTCTAGTTGTTAACCTAGATACTTTGACAAAGTCCGGAAGAGCCGACTCCCGTTTACCATCCCATGGTAGGGGCCTACAGTCAGCCTGTAGAACACTTTATCTGATAACAGATCTATATAACACCCAAAGAGTGGTACTGTCCCTCTGAAGGGCTGCACCCGATTCCCCTTTCCAGACTCACTGGTCTCAGTCTCCTTGGGCAACTACCTAGTGCTGCGGACAGCCTTCCCTATCGATAGGGCCCTAGCTCCGGATGTGGCCCGTATAGGTGATACGCTGTGGCGTAGTGCTACAGTCTGAAGACAGCAACTGTATGGATAACTAGTTTTGGCCCCTGTAAGTAATGAGGTGCGGACTACTAAACCGTCAGGTCATGGCCATCCGCTGGGCCGAGTCTATGGTCGTCAACTTTCACACAGAGGTTAAACCCCATAGATCAGGCTCTGGCTTACAAAGAGGTTAGGAATGGATCCTTTCTCCTACGTAACCTAACCGTGTTCACAAGCCTATGTTGGCTAGACCTGATTCCGAAGTTAGGCGACACAGTTGAAAGGTACGACGATCCAACTAAGGTAGTATCCTACTGCCCGGTAGAAAGCTACCTCATGGATGGGTGTTATCTGTTCGGGATGTCCTCTTGCCAACAATAAGAGACCAGTCCTATAGAGCACCCAGAAAACCGCCTACTGGGCTGGTAGTCGCG